TCTTTTGTCTTCGTTTTTGTGTTTTATATTATAAGTTTCTGGAACCCAAACTTTTTTGAGTTTTAAATTATATGTTCTTTTGGGTATATTATCAAAATAGGTGGAATTTATTTTTGTTGCGACAAGAGCAGAGCTTGGATATATAAGTTCAGTATCAAAGTGTTCTTTTATAGAATGCAACAAAACGTTTCTGTTAATTAAAGCAGAATCCGTTTCATACATATTTTTGGAAACTCTTATAAACTTAGGATAAGCCGTTTTAAGCTGTTTGATAGTTAAATTAGAATATTCTGGAGCAGATTCTTGAAGTGTTTTATATGAATTAAAAATAAATTCTGTTGTTTCCACCAAATAACCGTTTATTGTTTGCCCTTCATAAGTTTCTATAGAGGAACTTATTAAGTCTGTGTTTAAGAAACCCCATTCTATTTTTATTTTTACAAAACTATCTGTAGGATTACCTATTCTAAACGCAACATCAGCTTTTCCCCCCCCGAAAAGTTCTCCCCCCCCGAAAAGCGAAGGTTTCTTAGTAACAACAACTTCATTTGTTGCTTTGTGTTCTGTGTCATTTAGTCTTTTTATATCTATTATTGCGCTTACGGAATCTACATTTGAATTTTGGACAATATGAGTGTAGGATTGTCTGTCGGTGGGTTCAGAAGGTGTATTGTTCCAACTAGAATAATCAATGCCGTTTCTTACGTCTCCTTGGCTAATAAAGTTTTCTGGGTCGGAAAAATTTACAATATAAGTTGGTTCAACTCCAGCTTCTTCAAAAAATGGAGTAGGAGAATCTTTTTCAAAATACTGACCAGTTCCCGTAAAACTAAAGTCTTGAGTGGAAGAAAAACCACCCTCAAAAGCAATTTGTATGGTTTCGTGTGGACCTATAAAAGCTCCAGCAAAAACATCTGGATCAGCGCCTGATCCTTCGCCAATATAACCGCTATACGTTCCTGTTGTTCCTGTTCCTGTTGGGTAAATTTCTACTCCGTCGTTTTTCTTAAAATATTCGATAATCCCTGTTCCTGTATATAAACCGCTTCCATATTCAAAGCTGGAGGTTGGGAAATTATAAAGGGTTCCGCTTCCAGATACAACCGACTCTTTATATTCTCCAGAATAAATTTCAATAGAATAAGACCCTTCAAACCTTCCACTATCATCTATTGTATAACTTAAAATACCGCCTTCGTTGACCGTATCTGTAATAATTGTTAGTGAAGGAATATCGTAAATAGTTCCGTCTCCGCCACTCACTCTTGGATCACCTAAATCAGAAAAGGCTATTTCCACGGGACTGTCTTCCGTATAACCTATTCCAATATTAGTAATATTAAGACCAGTTAATCTTAAAAACTTTCTGGTTTCTACGTATTGGGTTGTTTCAGTATTAAATCCAGTATACGTTCCTTCTTCCCCTGTAAAAATCTGTTCATCATATTCCTCAAACAATGGAGTTGCAGATGCTTTTTCCAATCCTAAGTCGGAGCCGTAAATATGCTTACCTAATAAAGCAAAATTTACTTCTTTTTGTTTTGTTGGTTTATTAAAACCGTCTATAGGGCTTTGAATTTCCGAACCAAGCCTATAATTTACGGCAATATTTTGAAAATTATAAGAAACTTCACCATTGTTACTTCTTTTTGATATTGGGATATCGTCTAGGTTAATAGCTTCAAGAACATTTATGCCGCTTACGTTTTCTCCATCGTTATTAACGAAACCTTCTATTTCTCCCTCGCAAACCAAATCAAGACTTTTTACAAAATCAGTGCTTTGTAAAAAATTACCGTTAGGTGGAGACAGTAAAGAATAATTTATATCTACACCATCTTTACCTCCTCTACCCCTAAAGGATTTTGATATCCTGTTTTTGAGTATTCTCATTATAGATAGTTATTCTTTAATAAATTAAGATTTAAAAATTCAGATATTTGATTTTTTATATTGTCGGTATAACCAAAATCACTATTATCAAAAACATTATCTTCCAAATCTTTGTTTGTTATGTATGAACTTACAATTTGAGAGCCAATCCTTAATCTTCCGTAACCCAAAGGTAATGGTTGACCCTGTCTTGCTAAATTGTCTGGAGTTGAAAATATATAACTTTGACCTTTGATTGCAGCTTCGATTGTTCTTCCTTCTAGCGCCTCTTGAGGAAATAATAAATATTGAATACCCGTAACAATAAGATTGGTAACAAGAGAAACCAACATAGTAACTGGGTCGGCACCACTAATACAAGGAACAATTTCTATTGTAGATTCTGGCTCAACGTCTTTAAAAGCCTTAACGTTTTGAACGAGTTTTCTGTTCACTAAAATTTGATAGTTTATACCTCTTGTGCCTTCTTTAACCAAATAGTTTTTAAAGTTCGGGTAAATAGAATTAATTGCAGAAATCGCGCTTTTTAAATTACCGATATTAAAAAACTCAAACCCCTGTTGAAACTCTTTAGAGATTTTTCCGTATAAAATTATTTTTGTTTTCATGATGTTGGATTTAAGTATGTTGTATCTGGTTCTTCAAATTCCTCGTTTTTGATATCTCTTCTGTTTCTCCAATTTACAGGTTCTGTATATTGCATAACAAGTTTGCTTCCGACCTTGAGTCTTCCATATCCAATAGGAACTTTAGAGCCTTGTTGTTCTTTGTTTTCCAGATTTTGGAATCTTGTGCTTTGCAAAACAACAGCTTCTTCTGCGCCCCCATAAGATTCTTCATCTGCTGGAGAAATAAGATTAAGAATACCGCCAATAGCCATAGATTGAGCAAGACCCAATACCCCTTGAAACAAGGTAGAAACAAATAAATTTAATACAGCGCCAATATTTCCACTTATAATAGGAACTATATTATATTCTTTTTTGCTTTTTATTAACTCATATAAAATTCCTTTTTGAGCCTGTTGTTGTATAAACAAACGAAACTGGGGAAGGTTTGCACTTAAAGCGTCAAATATAAGTTCTTCGTCTATTTCAAAAGGAAAAGAAACTTCTTTTTTAAATTTGTGAGCAAGTATTCCGTGTAATTTTATTTTCATAGTTGGGTTTTGAGTTTTTCTATGATTTCTTTGTCTACATCCAAAAACTCTGGAACATAAATAGAAAATTTTTGCGTTTGGTTGGAAAAAATAACAAAAGGAACACAGGTCGCTTCTGAACAATTTTTATCATATGGGCTAGGTTCTTCGTTTCCATTTGGATGAGAATGAAATACGGCAACAAGCTTATTGTTTTCTCGCGCGTGTAAAAAACTTTTGGCAGAAATGTAAAATTCCGATTCTTTGTCTTCCGCCATATTTTCTACTTCGACAATATCAAATTTATTGTCTTTTAAAACTATGAATCCACATACTTCTTCTTTTGGTTTTTTAAAAGAAGACTTTCTTATTTTTCTACTAATCATTAGAAGCTAAAGTTATCGGTTCCAGGAAATCCGCCAAAAGGTAAGGGTTTGTCGGTGTTAATTCCGTCTTCCCCCTCGTAGGTTTTGTTGTCAAATCTTAATTTGCAGGCCCCAAGCTTCTTAGAACATTCGTCTTTAACCCAAAGATCGTCTCTTTTCTCTGGTTTGAAGTCATTGGACGTTGGTGAGTGTCCAGATTTACAAACAAAATATATAGGGTGGTTCTGAAAATAGTTTGCTGTAAATCCTTGTGCGTTTGCAACCCTATCGCTTGTTGTAAAAACATAATCTCCAACTTCGTAGGTGTGATTTCCTGTTTGCCATCTTCCGCTATTCACAAGAACACCGTCTCCATAGCCGTGTATATCCGCACCTGTTTTATTAATCGGAAAAATATCTTCGTTTAATTTCCAATCAGAGCCGCTTGGAACAACAAACATATTATCTCTGATGTCTGAAATAGGTCTATCAAAACCATCACTTAAAGAAGCTGAATTATAACCATATCTACAACCATATCCTCTGTAAACCCAGTTACAGTATCTTGCGGAAATTTCTCTGTTGGGAATATTTACGTTTTCAAGCTCCAAACTTGAAACAAGCTCAAATTCTACAACTACCTTGTTCTCTAGAATTTTTCTGGAAATAAAAAACTTTTCGTCGCCAAGCCTTGCTGAAGAGTCTGCTGCTCCCCAAGGGTTTTGGTTGTTAGGGAAGTTAACATCATCAAGAAATTTAACAAAAGTTCTTCTTCTTACTAGTTTTGCGCCATTTAGGTTGTTATATTTTCTAAGCAATGAGGAAACATAAAGCCCAGCATTGGAAATTCTTATTTTTGGCCTAGGGAGACCCTGGTCACCTAATACTTCAAAACCTTCTGCTTCAATAGGT